GCTCCGGAGGTGAGGAGTTTTCCATTGAGATGCTCCGCACCTTCTGAGCCGGACTTGAGGTACATGTTGCCCGTAAGGGCCGGAACAGCATCGCACATCCACCGTGGAGCACCCGTGGCCGCTAGAACCTCGTCCAGCACTAACCGTGCTGTATGGGTCGAGATTGGGTCTGTCCCCTTCGACAGATCCCCGCTGTAAGCCATCGAGCCTGGCTCCCCAGTCACCGTCACCGGTCGATTGCGGAGTATCCTGGAGTTCGACTGTACATCCTTCAGTCGACCCAGCAGGTAAGAGCTTACTGCCCTCGCTGCCATGACGATGTGAAGCGGGTGGACTGTTGCATTTCGCACTTTGCCGTGCGATTCTTCGAAAGAAGTGAGTTTCGCCCATGTGGGTTCGCCCTTCGCGCACTCCATGCACGCCTTCTTCGCAGTAGCCAGTCCACTCTTTGCGAGTGCCTCTACATCTGTACGCTCCGGTGCTCTTCCGTAGAAGGGCACGAAGCCACAGTAGATAGCGGCATCTCGCATCCAGACTTCTCCATCGTCCCAGCAGTTGATCCCGTCTTCCCGTTCCGCCCACGGTGATCGGCACCATCGACCCCCAGGTTCTACTCTCCCCAGGAACCGTAGCCAACGCTCTATACCCCACTCCATATCTGATTTCGGAGCCGCGCGCCACCCGGCGCCCAACCGGTCTCCCATCAGGGGTATAGTTTGTCTGAAGAATCCGAAGGCTGGCCTCTCTTCCCCCCATCCCGGCGTGAAAGCCGAAGCTTGACCTAGAGTCTCCTCTCCTAGAGAAGGAAAGTCCCCGGGATCGGGTTCTGAGGCCTTGTGCTGAGCAATCGACTCGGCACGAGCCTTCTGGAGTCCGGCAATCGCTACGCATATTGCTGCCGCCTTCCAAGTACGAAATTTTCTTAGCCCGTCGCTCTCCGCCACCCACTCCTCTGCTGCCGCCTTCTGGCCGCCGCATCTTCTTCCGGACCCTTCGCACGCATGTGTGTTTGGTCCAGGAAGATGCACTCCAGGGACCCTGTTGTGGCGGGCTGCCACCATCCTCACAAAGGCTCGAATAGAGTCTTGATCCTTGGTGGAAATTTCGTCTTTGATTTCGGTCAGCCTTTCTGCCGCGGCTAACTGAGCCTCTCGCAATTCTTCCCCCGTTGCGTAGACTTTGAATCCGCGGTCCAGACCGCTCGCAAGGAATAGCCCCACTGGCTCCACACCCCTTCCGTAGCCACCTTGCTTTGAGCCTGCATTACATGCCTTCCCTCTGCGCTCGTGACACCAGTCTTTAATTCCGTTATCCTTAACACATAAAGACCAACAGAACTTGTAGAAGCCTATGACGCTCATACGTGATGGATGAGACCCGTCGTGAAAGACGAGTCTGCCATACGCGAGCTCGTAAGCCGCCACTACCTGGCGCAGGTTGACACATAGTTCGAAGAAGGTCCGCAAGGGCCTCTTTCCGCTTCTTCGAGGCGTGACGCTCCAACGCGCAAATCCATGGGGCACCTCCGGGTGCCTCGGCATGTCCACCGTAGCTTGTTGCCTGACTTCGTAGTCATCTTCAGACTTGGTAAATTTCTCCCACACTCGAGGAGAGGCGCCGTCGTATGCATCTTTAGCGAATGCTTTAGATAGAGCATACAGATGACGGAGACCTTTCCAGGCACCGCAGGGCCGAGCCATAACATGACT